CGTAAATCAGGTGACCCATACACGTCTTGTTTTAATTCAGTATTGAACGGGTTGATGCACATATACGCATTCTCGTTGGGAGGCCACTCTCTCGACGAGTTGCAGCAACACGTCAGAATGGTCGTCCTAGGAGATGAAAATCTTATGAGACATTCTCCGCACCTGAAACCTCAGTGGTCAGTACTACTATCACTAGGCTTCAAATGTGAGAACATTTACCGACAAGGACCATTACAAGCTGAATTTTGCAGCTCGAGACTCTACCCTGTTGCTGGTGGTTATTGTTTCGGGCCTAAGTTGGGACGGTTGCTGAACAAATTGTTAGTGTTCAACAATCCTCCACTCAACGTACATCCTTATTCGTTAGCGCGCGGTGTTGCAATTGGCTTATTACCTGTCGCAACTTACGTACCCGTCGTCCAAAAGATGTGCGATCGGATCCTCGAATTGACCTCTGGTCACAGTGCAAAAATGCTTGACACTGGTGACTGGCAGATGAAACATTCACCACAGGAGATGACGTCTGAAACCCAATTCTTCGTGGATGAAATTTACGGCTTAAACACAGCGAAACGAGATTTCCTTTATAAACATATTGGCAAGCTCGAGTTTGGCCATACCATTGACTCACCAGTGATGAACATGTTGTTTGACAGAGACACAAGCGGTCATCAACATATATTTGCCGCATGAGCAATGGGAACCGTGTTTGTAGCTACACGTTAAAGAAGCTTCACGTGTTTATCCACCACACGTAAAAGAAGTGGGCCACCGGTTTCGCAAGAAACCACGTCAGCACCTACGTTCTTATCGTCCTAGAGCGTAGAGAGACGCAAACAGCCGATGGTGATATCGTCGAAATCACCACGCTTGTCGTATGCGCGAAAAAGATCCGTTTCAACAAGCTCGATTAAAAGTCAGTCTTGCAGATAGAAACTCACACAGGATACAAGTTTAGGAACACCACCGAACACTTGTACGCAGCGCCTGTTGTGCAGTCTAAGTCGGAGCCATGACCATCGAGACTTGACCTGGCGTCGATCAAAGTAGCTTACAGCGATGTCCGTACCGCCATGTCCCCCCCAAGTATCCAAAATTATAACACCGTTGCGCAAGCAATTTTATTACAAAGCCTCCAATATCACAATGGAGTCTATCCTAAAACCGATGGAACACTCTCAGATGCATTAGATAAGTATTTTATCGAAGGCGTCCGAGCAGTAGCTCCAGTCATTGAAACGTTCACTCAATATTTTCCAGACAATGACATGGATGAAAGGATTCGCGATGTAGCCAATTATGATTACAATCCTGTTTTCACAAAAGCTGCATCCTTTTTGGAACCCATTACCAACTTATTTGGTAATCCTCAAAAAGCAGATACGTCGTACTTCGATGAAGTGAATCGTCGAGTGCCCACGTCTGCGCCTGCTGTAGTGCATCAGATCAATGGCAACCATGGTTCGGCCACCAATACCGATGATCATGCCTGGTTGGATAATTCATTCACACCGCGCATTGATTTCAAGAAGAACCGTCCCATATCGTCTGAAACACGATTGGATCAGTTAAAATACCATGGCCCACAAATTTGGCCACCAGCAAACAAAGAGCCAAATGTGAGCCGCAGACGTGCACAAATTCCGCGGCCACAAGCTCCTCCTTCACGGGAGATCCCTCACCCACACGTAGACCTAGTCCCATCTGTACCCTCAGAGTTATTACATCATGATCATATTGACATTCCAGAGGTAAACAGGGGACAAATGGTCTCACCATCTACAGCCATTCAAACCGGCATGTTAGTTGGACAACAGATCAATGGAAACAACGGTTCTGCTACAAATACTGATGATCATTCCGCTCCACATCACAAGGGCAAAATTAAAAATCGCAAAGCTATGCGATCCTCACTTCATAAAACCAATCGATTAAAAACTGATAAGTTGAACACTATAGCGAAAGCTGTAGCCAAACATATGAAGACTGAGGTGCCAAAGGAGATAAAGGAACTCAGAAACTTAGCAGCCCGATGGACAGCAGCCATGAAAAATGCAGCGCTCATACCTCCACGTATCGGCGGTAGTGGGGAAACCCCTACAGTATTAATTCATGCTGTTTATTTGTCAACCATCGTATTTGGAACCATAAATGCCTTAACAACCACCGACATGTTAGCCTTCGTGTCACCAAAAAT